AGAGGATAAAATGGTGGCAGCAGTAAAAGCATTTGCCGATAGGCACTTAGAAAGATTTGTATCAAAGAAACTTTTGGTATGGTTAACAACAACAGGACTACTTCTTGCCGATAAAGTAGATTCCGAGCAGTGGGTAATCATTGCTTCAGCATATGTCGGCACTCAGGGCTTCGTTGATGTTGTAGCCCGTTTCAAAGGTAAATAATGACTTGGCTAACAGCTAAACATATTTTAAAGAAAATTTGGACTTACATAAAAAACTATTGGTGGGCAGGGGCTTTAATAATAATTGGCTTTGTCCTCCATAAGTTTTTTGTAAAAGATAAAGATTATTTCAGAAGCCTCTACGAAGGCAAGGTTAAACAGAACGAAGAAGAAATTAAAGTTCTGAATGACTCCCATGAAGAAGAAGTTAAAGAGAAGCTTAAAGTACAACATAATTTTAAAGTAGTTGTCGCAGCGGTAGAGAAAGAGCGAAAAGAAGCAGGCGAGAAAATAAAGCGACAAGAAAAGAAAAGAATAAAAGAAATTGTAGCAATGCCTGAAGAGGAAAGAGTGTCTGCTCTTGCTGATGAGTTTGGTTTAGAGATTGTCGAGGTCGAAGAATGAGAACCACAGCAATCATCTTACTAATAATTCTTTTACCAGCGATCTGTTTTGCTAATGGTAAAGTAGCAACAATAAAGAAAGGTCAGAAAGCACCTTTCGACGGCATCTTATTAGACAAAAAAGCAGAAGCAACTATAACTGCTAAAAGAGAATCAGCAGTTAAGATTTGCGAGATCGATAAGAATTACACAATTAAAAAATTAAAATCAGAATGCGACTTTAACAAGAGAATCCTAACAATAGAAAAAGATTCAGATAAGAAAAAGCACGATGCCCTAATGAATCTCAAGAATGCCGAAGTCAAAAGATTAGAGATTGCCCTTAAAAAATCACAGAAACCAGATTATAGTAGATTATGGTTTGTTGGCGGTTTTGTAGCCGGTGTTGGTTTATCCATCGGCATCTTCTATGCCGCCGCACAGGCGAGTAAATGAATAAAAAAGATTTAAATTATATCGCTGGATTAGAGAAGGCAATAAAACAAAAGTACGGTGATGAAGCAGTTCAGAATCCAGCTTCTCACTGGACACCAGAAAAAGAGAAAGAATATCTTAAACAACTTAAATCTGTAGTTGAAAAGACTGACTCAAATAAGGTTGAGACGGAAAGCGGATTTTTATTAGAAGAAAAACTAATTAATATTAGTAAAGTAGAAACTTGTGATAAGTGTGAAAGCAAAATCACGACTTTAAATGATAAAATTTATTTTAGTAAGTTAAGTGTCTGTGAAAAATGTTATATACTATACCACGAGGATCGTTAAAGAGGAACTTTTATTATGGCAAGCATTTATGATATAGCAATGGCAATCTCAAACGTAATGAGTCAGAAGGGCTACGATGGGTCAGGCGCTGAAATTGGATTGAAGAGAGAAGAGGGTGATCCCATCTTGGATTCTAGAGTAATGGACGGCTTTGCAGCTAAAGTACATGGTAATCAGTTGATCATAAATTATCACTCAATGATGTCACCAAAGGACTTCCATTCAAAAAGAGATCCAGCCGTCGCTCTAAAACAAGACTTGAAAGACGTGTTTGACAATATTGAGAAGTTTCTTAAGACAGAAGTTTCAAAGCTAAACGTTGGCAGTCTAAGATTAGCTCAAGTTGGCGAAGATGATGCTTTAATTCAGTATCTCAACAGAGGCAGATATAACTGCGTAGCCAAGAGAGTTTACAATATTCTAGGGACAGAGGCTGAAGGTGTAGCTGATGACAAACAGCGTAAGCACAAAGAAGATGTAATTAAGTCATTTGTCAAAGAACACTCAATCTTTAACGTAGGCAACAAGATTAATAAATTAAGTAATGTTTAATGGGTCACAAATTAACAAAAGCTCAATTAAAGCGTGAACTGCTAAAATGCGGTCGTGATCCCGTTTATTTTATTAACAATTATGTAAAAGTAGCCCACCCAATGAAAGGGCTAATTCCATTTAATCTTTATCCATTTCAGGAAAAGTGCGTTGAAGATTTCAACGATCATCGCTTTAATATTATTTTAAAAGCTCGCCAGCTAGGTCTTTCAACAACATCAGCAGCTTACATTACATGGCTGCTCTTATTTCATAGAAATAAAAATGTTGTAGTAATGGCTACCAAGCTAGCAACTGCTTCTAACTTAGTTAAAAAGGTTAAGCTAGCAATGAAATCATTACCAGAATGGATGATAATTTCAAAGATTACAATTGACAATAGAAACTCATTTGAATTAGATAATGGATCGCAAGTAAAAGCTATTTCAACATCAGGCGATGCTGGTCGTTCTGAGGCGCTTTCTTTACTTGTTATTGACGAGGCAGCGATAATTGAAGGGCTAGATCACCTTTGGGCTGGTTTATATCCTACACTATCAACTGGTGGTGATTGTATTATTCTTTCAACTCCAAAAGGCGTTGGCAACATGTTTCATAAGCTCTACACTGAAGCAGAACAGGAATTAAACGACTTCAACCCAATTAAATTACCTTGGGATGTACACCCTGAGAGAGATCAAGCTTGGTTTGAGAAAGAAACCCGCAATATGAAGAAGACAGAGATTGCTCAAGAGCTTCTTTGTAACTTTAATATGTCTGGTGCAACTCTTGTAGACGGTGAAGATTTAGAAAAAATATTCAAAATGTGTTCTAAGCCAAGATACAAAACGGGATATGACAGAAACTTTTGGATTTGGGAACAATATCAAGCTGGAGGCTCTTATTTCTTAGTAGCAGACCCAGCTAGAGGCGATGGTGCCGATTATTCTGCTATACACATTTTCGATTCTAAAACAATGAATCAAGCAGCAGAGTATCAAGGCAAGCTACCTCTTGACATGTTTGCTAGCTTAATTATGGATATTTCAAAAGAATATGGAAATTGTTTGACAATTGTAGAGAACAATTCAATCGGTCTTTCAGTTATTACAAAATTACAAGAAATGGGGCATCCTAATCTTTATTGGAGCAGAAAGTCTACTCACGAACAAGTGGATAGGCTTTTAGCAGAGGAACAAGTTGGAGTTGTCTGTGGATTTACTAATACAATGAAAACAAGACCTCTAATCATCGCAAAGTTAGAAGAATTTATTAGAAATGATGTTGTTAAAATCAATTCTCTTCGCTTGGCAAACGAATTAAAAACTTTTATTTGGAAAGATGGCAAGGCTCAAGCTATGAGAACATATAACGATGACTTAGTAATGGCTTGTGCGATTGGTTGCTGGATTAGAGATACAGCACTTGTAACGAACACAAGAGAGACACAGTATAGTCAAGCAATGCTTGCAGCCTTCAGTACAAAGAGGTCTACACTAAATACTAGCATAGCTGGCATGAAAAATGTTGAACAAAAAGTAATTATAAAGAATAAAAACGAGAAAGTAATTAATTTACCTTTCTTCATAGGTTAAAAATAAATGGCACAGAATAATAGAAATCCTAAAAATAATCAGTCTGAATTGTTTAAAAGGCTAACAAGGCTTTTCTCTGGTCCTATTGTAAATTATAGACAGCAGAACGTCCGCAAAGATAGAAGAAAAAGGCTTGATAAATATGCTAACACGTTTAGAACAGCTAGTGGTCAAGACTTTAAAAAGAAAAGTTACAATCCATACGATACTCTAATGTCTGATGTGATTAAGAATGTTAGCAGATCAGAAAGATACGCTGATTTTGATCAAATGGAGTATACTCCAGAATTAGCTACATCATTAGACATTTACGCAGATGAGATTACATACCACGATGGTTTCCAAAGGCTATTAAAGATTAACTGCGTCAACCAAGAGATTAAAGAGATCTTGCACAGTCTTTATTATGATGTCTTAAATATTGAATTCAACCTCTTTGGTTATGCGCGCAGCATGTGTAAGTATGGCGATTTTTATCTATATATGGACATTGATGATGATCTAGGGATCAAATCCGTTATTGGACTACCCCCACAAGAAGTAGAAAGATTGGAAGGGGAGGACAAAACCAACCCAAATTATATCCAATATCAATGGAATAGCGGTGGTTTAACTTTTGAGAATTGGCAAATTGCACACTTTAGAATTTTAGGCAATGACAAGTTTTCCCCTTACGGTACGTCAGTCTTAGACCCAGCCCGTCGCATTTGGCGTCAGCTAACTATGATGGAAGATGCTATGATGGCTTACAGAATTGTAAGAGCACCAGACCGAAGAGCGTTTTACGTCGATGTTGGTGGCGTACCTCCAGAAGACGTAGAACAATTTATGCAGAAGGTTATGACTCAAATGAAGCGCCATCAAGTAGTGGACTCTAGTACAGGTCGCGTTGACTTGCGCTACAACCCAGCTTCAATCGAAGAAGATTATTATATTCCAGTAAGGGGCGGTACTTCTGGTACAAAGATTGAGAATGTTGGTGGACAAGCAAGAACTAACGATATTGAAGATGTTAAATACCTAAGAGATAAGATGCTTTCTTCTATTAAAGTTCCACCTTCCTATGTTGTAAGGGATTCTGCTGCTGGTGGGACAGAAGACAAGAGCACCCTAGCTCAAAAAGACATTCGTTTTGCAAGAACGATCCAAAGAATTCAACGTTCTTTAGTAAGTGAATTAGAGAAACTAGGCATTGTTCACCTTTACACTTTAGGTTACAGAGGCGAAGATCTTCTTTCTTTTACCCTTAATTTAACAAACCCTTCTAAAATTGCTCAATTGCAAGAAATGGAGAACATGAGGGTTAAATTTGAAATTGCAAACAGCGCAGTACAAAGCATATTCAGTACAAGGTGGGTGAGTGAAAACGTTTTTGGTATTTCTGAAGAAGAGTATGTTAGAAACCAAAGAGAAAAATTCTATGATAAGAAAGTTGAGGCTGCATCAGCTAAGATTGCCCAAGCTACAGTAGAAACTGGAGCAGAGGCTGGTGCCTTTGGCGGCGGTTTTGGTCTCGGCGGCGGTTTAGAAGGTCTTGGTGGTGAAGCTGAAGCAGGCTTAGAAGCAACTCCAGAGTTGGGGGCAGAACCCACGCCAGCACCTGAAGCAGCAGCTACCCCAGCACCTGAAGCCGCCCCAGAGCCCGCTCCAGCCGCTGGAGGTGAAGAGGGTGGATTACTAGTCACTCCCGGCGACGAAGCCGCTGGTAAGCGCGATGATGACGCTTACAAGAAGCCATACAAAGTAACTGTCGCCACTTTGGATGGTGAAAAAACCACCACAAGTAGATCGAAAGGCAAATATTACAAGCCAGTCACAACCGATAAAAGAGACATGGGTGCTAGAAGAAAAAATTATCTTTCTAAATCTGGTGTAGAACAAGGTGGCGTGAGAAAAAGTCACAAAGGGTACCATGAATTAAAAAATATTGGAAAAGGCATTATGCAGGAATCAAATTCTAATTATAATGATGAAATAGAGAGATCTGTGTTAATGGCAACAGATGAAATTAATAAGCTTATCGGCTCATTGGAGAAAAAGAAAGATGAAACTAAATCATAATAAGAAAAGAAATACCGCTTTTCTTTACGAGACTTTAATTGCAGAGCTAACAAAGAACTCTTTAAAGAACAATAAAGAGTTGCAAGAAGCTATTATAAAGATTTTAAAAGAATATTTTGGTAAAACCAAGGTATTAGCTCAAGAATTAAAGCTTTATAAAGAGATTTCAGAGATAGATGGTTACGAAAAGAATATTGTTGTTAAGGTAATAGAAGAAGCCAAGAAGCGCAGAGAATCATTAGATGATAAAGACATCTTTAATGAGCAAACAAAGTTAATTAACAACATTAACAAGATTGTTGGAAAACATGTTTACGAGAACTTTGTACCAAACTACAAAAGTTTAGCTACAATTTATCAAATTTTTAATAAAACCACGCCAATAAAAGCTAAAGTTATTCTAGAAAGCAATTTGACAACAGAGCTAAGCGCAGCCAAAGCTGTTCTAGAAGAGTCAGCCCCTAAAGTTAGCAATGCTGTTTATAAAATCTTTACTAAGAAGTTTAACGACAAATATGGCGACCTACTAGAAAATCAAAAAATTCTTCTAAAACTCTACATTGAGTCTGTTAAAGACCAAGGCTTAGAGCTACAAAGCTTTATTAATGAAGAAATTGGTAATATTCGTGAAACAATTAATGAATATGCTAGTACAGAAGAGGGCAAAGGTCTTACAGAATCAATTGCCAAGGTAAAAGAAGAGCTAGATTCATTCAAAGGTCAGTACATTAACGAGGACATTATTAAGAAAATCCTAAAAATGCAATCTTTAAGCGAGGAAATCAAGAATGGCTGAGGATATCAAGATTGAAATAAAGCCTGAAGTCTCTATAGCAGTTAAAAAGACCTTAAAGCCTTTTAAGATCGATGTTAAATTTCCTACAACAATCTCTTTAAACTTAAGAAGAGCTTTAAATGGCGATTACTTGATTTATGACCATCCACTTTTTGACATTGCTATAATGCCCGGTAAGAATAAAATCGTTTCTTTTAGAAAGAGAGAGCCAAAAACCGATCCTTACCCGTCCCAAGACAAATACTTTGATTATTTAATGAGGTTGGGCATGGTTGTTCAAGATTCTATTCAAGGTGGAAATGTTTATGGCTCCCTAGAGGCTGTTTACCCAATTAATGATAAGGTGGACACAATTCAAGCTCTCTTGTTGGCAACATACAACTTCTTAAAAGACGAGAAAGAGCTTTTCCGCGCTGTTGATGAGTTTGAAGAGGAATATGATGATAGTTTACTTGATCCAAATCCAGAAGACAGCACAGAATTAGGCGAAGTGCCACAAGCAGCTAAGAAAGGTTCAATTGATCCAAACTCATTGCCTTATGGATTAACTTACAGGATTTAAAATGCAACTTCTAATGTTTGTATTAGCCTCTTATGGGCTGACACTCATTCTATTATATGGTTCTATATTTAATTCAATCCGACCAAAACAAGGAAAACTAGGAGAACTATTTAAATGCCCTCTTTGCATGGGTTTTTGGACTGGTGTGTTTATACTTTTCATTTCCCCTTGGAGCGGACTATTTACATATGAGGTTAACTTGGTCAGTTTACTAATAATGGGCTGGTTGAGTTCTGGAACTAGCTACTTTTTAGATATGATTGTTGATGATCATGGTTTTAAAGTAACGAGGAGAATTAAAAATGACTAAAGGTTTTAGCCCATGGGTAAGTAACCACTGGATGTTACGTCCACCCACCAACTGCTGCAAAGGATCTTAGCTCGGGCGGGTAACGCCCGCTTTTAGGACTTAAATAAATGAAGATTAAAGTTAAAAGATATAAACAAATTGAACAGATGGCACTCACAGAGGCTGTCGAGAAAGTCTTATTAGAGGATTTAAAGCTTGGCGGCGAGCAATTATACACTGCTATAGAAACTTTGAAAGCGGCAGGTTTAGATCCAGCAGTTTTAGATCAAATCACCCAAGCTGTTAAAGCAGCCGCAGGCGCAGTAGCAACAGCACAAAGCATAACAGGAGAAGCAGAATGAGTAAAGGACTTTTAAGAGAATACTTTGCTCTTTGTGAGGGTGGTGTTTGCCAAGACCTTTTAACAGAGTCGGAAAAGACTTTTGTTAAAGAGGGTGGCATGATTCTAAGTGGTAAGCTTCAAGAAGGGGACCGCCAAAACGGCAATGGTAGAGTCTACCCAACCGGCGTTCTCTCTAGAGAAATTGACAACTACAAACAACTAGTGAAAGATATGAGAGCTTTGGGAGAGTTAGACCATCCAGAGTCTTCTATTATTAACCTTAACAATGTTTCTCACTTAGTGTTAGACGTTTGGATGGATGGCAAAGTTGTTATGGGCAAGCTAAAAGTTTTAGATACTCCATCCGGTAAGATCTTAAGATCATTAATTGAAGGTGGTGCTCAATTGGGCATCTCATCAAGAGGTCTCGGCTCAGTAGAACAAAAGGGCGGGAAAACAATGGTGCAAGACGATTTTCAATTAATCTGTTTTGATATTGTTAGTGATCCATCAACACCTGATGCTTACATGAGAATCGCAGAGAACAAAATCCCTGAAAAACAAATCTTTCAAAAGAAAGATAGAGTTAATAGGCTACTAAATGACATCATCAATGAATAGAAAAGAACTAAAAAAGATTATTAAAGAATGCGTCAAAGAGGTAATCTTTGAAGAAGGCATCGTTAGTGATTTGGTTTCAGAAATTGCTGCCGGTTTTGTAAAGGCAAATCTTTTAGAGGGCAGGACAGCAGAACCAAAGAAAACAATGACTGAGAGAGTCGTTGAAAGAAGCAAGGAACCCCCAAGAGAAAGAGAAGCCTACAAACAAAATAAGAAAAGAATGACAGAATCTTTAAATAAAATGTTTGGTGGTGTAGATCTTTTTGAAGGCACAACACCAGCACCTGCTCCAACTTCAGGTGGCGGTCAAAGCGCTTTGAGTGGTGTAGAGCCGGGAGACAAAGGAGTAGATATTTCTAACATTCCCGGCATGAATAATTGGAAGCATCTAATTAAATAAAGAGGGAAATATGGCAGGTTATAACCTACAAGTGAAGGCGAGAAGAAATGAAAGCGGAGAAGCTTTAGTAAAGAGATTTAGTCGTAAAATAAAAAATTCTGGTATCATAAGAGAAGTTTTAGACAGAAGATATTACGAAAAGCCTTCAGTAAAAAGACGCCGAGACAAAATTAAAAGAAAAAGAGTTCTAGAAAAACTAAAGCGGGAGCAAAATAAACAATGAGTAAAACAGTTTTCAAATACAGACCGGGGTTAAGCGCAGTTGGTCAATACCAAATGAGCGGTATACCTTATGTTAGCTCCTCTTTACCTATCCCACACAGCGGAAGCGGTCCAAGCCCTTATGAATTAGAGTTCCCACAGGTGACTAAGTTTTTTACAATTGTTAACACAGTTAGTGGTACAAATTCACCATTAAGAGTAGGATTTTCTGCAAACGGAGTAACTGGTTCTGACAACGGTGGTCTTAATAACTATTTTGTACTAGATAATGGTGAAAGCTACACAGCCGAGATTAGAGTTTCTAAACTATTCTTAATGGGTGAACATAGATTCACATCAGCTTCTGTTATTGCTGGTTTGACTGGAATAAGTGGTAGTCACTTACCCGTTAACTGGTCAGGATCAAATGGTGTAGGTTAATGAGAAGTGGCTTTGGAGGAAAAGGCGGTTCTTTGGCAAGTCGTTCTTCTGGAGTTGCTCACGAAGAAGACAAATCTGGCGGGTTTTTAAACCTCGTAAGATCAATTGCTGCTGGCGACTTACTATTTTGTTTAGAGCCAGATTCAATTAATGTTGGTTTTGGCGAGGTGATTAGTAGTTGGACCGATTCACTCGGAGCGTTTGACACTAAATTTATTCCTGATAATGACACCCGAAGACCAGCTTTTTCCTCTTTCAATAAAAAGCCGGTTGTATCTTTTAATGGTACAGATGATTCACTTAGATCCCAAGCCGTTGTTGAACAATTAAACGACAAAAGCGCATTATCGCTGATTTACTTTGCAAAAGCAAACGGCGGTACCGACTTTGATACAATTTTAGAACTTGCTGGTCTGTGGTACGATGAAGACGGATTTGCGGTAGGAATTCAGCGTAACTCATCAGATTTCTCAGTTTACAATGGGCAGTCACAAGGCGGCGTAGCAAGTAATACACAGGTTGGCGGCGTAGCTGGCAGCAACGGAACAATTGTTGATGTTGACTTGCCGATAGTTCACGGTGTTGTTTTTGATCGCAATGCCGCTGGAGGCGGCGCTGGAACTTCTACAAAACCATTTGTAAATGGTGTTGCAATGACAACTTCACAGATTTATACAGGTGGCAGTACAACCAATATTAACACTACATGGGGAGATAATGAGATCCTTTTCATGGCTGCTCGTGGAACAAACGACATTTTCTATAATGGGTCAATTGGAACATTTATTGCCATTACAAGAGTCTTAACAGATGCTGAAATGGAAACACTCTCAAGGGCAGTTGCAAGAAAACACAATTTAGGAACAGTCCCACCTAACAAATAGGAACAATAATATGTCTGCACCTTTATTACCAATAACTTATTATATTCAAACTGATTCAGTCGCAGGGCAGAATGGTAAATTAATAAAAAAAGGGTTTACAAATTACAGAGTTCGCGGCGTTTGGGAACACACCACGCCCCCTAATTCAATTGAACTGGTACAAACACAGTGGGAAGACTTTGATGTTGACGAGTGGGTAATCGGTTTAGGATATACAATCCCAACAGTACCTCCAGGTCCATAAAGCATTTTACCTTTTTTACAACTATTTATTGTAGCGTAAATTAGGAGTTTACTTATGTCATCTATGTTAGAACAAGCAATTATCGACGCAACTGCCCTTAGAGAAGCAGCCATTAAGAGCGCTGAACAAGCAGTTGTAGAAAAATATTCACCAGAAATCAAGGAAGCCGTTGAAAAGCTAATGGAAGAGAATGATTTTGAGGAGAACAAGACTGTCGATGAGCAGATTGTTGAGGCAGATGAGAAAGGTGAAGGCTACGCTTTTGTTGAGAACACAGAGCTTAGCGACCTTGAGCAAGAGGATATGATCGATATCGACGTCAAGTCTCTCTTTGAGGAAGTTCAGAAAGAACAGCTTCAGGAAGAAGTTGAGATTGCTGATGAGCTACTAGAAGAGGAAGTCGAGATTACAGAAGAGACTATTAATAACTTAGTAGAAGAGCTTATGGAAGAGTTTGTAAGCGAGGGTGAAGATGAAAAACCTAGCTTGACCAAGGAAAAGCAAACAAAGACAGACTTCGGGTTTGTTACAGAAGATGAACTAGAGGAAGCTATTGATGAGTCTATGAGCTTTGATTATGAGCCAGTTCCAGAGGGACAGACAACCGCTTTTGGCGCAACAAGGGCGCAGCAAGCAGAACAAGCAATGTTAATGGATGTTATGCTCGCTGTTGAAGAAGAAAACTCTAAGCTAGAAAAGAAAAACGAATCTTTGGTTAAGACCAATAGTAAATTAAAAGAGTCTAACCAAAAACTAAAAGAAACAGTGCAGAATATTGCAGATAAGTTTGAAGAGATCAAACTAGTAAACAGCAAGTTGTTCTACACAAACAAGACTTTAATGGACGACTCCCTGAATGAGCGACAAAAGGGCAACCTTGTCGAGTCTATTAATAATGCTCAGACATCTGAGCAAGCGAAGATTGTCTATGAAACTCTAAAAAGCACAGTGGGCAATGCTACACACAAGCAACCGGAATCATTGAGTGAGGCAGTAGGCAAGCGATCTTCAACATCTTTATTGCTAAAAGCAAAAAAAGCCGACGAAAAGCAAGTTGTCAATGAAGGCAACATCTTTGCCGATCGTATGCAAATTTTAGCAGGCATTAAACATCAAAAGGAGGATTAAACAATGTCAAATATAGTCGAAAGATTAACAGAAAACATCGTTGCTCGTGACCTCCGTCAAGAAGGCGCTGCCCTAGTTTCCAAATGGGAAAAAACAGGTCTACTTGAGGGTCTCGGTGATGATAGAGTCAAGGACAACATGTCCCGTCTCTTAGAGAACCAAGCCAAGGAACTTCTACGTGAGGCTTCCACAATGGCTCAGGGTGATGTCGAGGGCTTCGCTGCCGTCGCATTCCCAATCGTCCGTCGTGTATTCGGCGGTCTACTCGCTAACGATCTCGTTAGTGTTCAACCAATGAGCCTACCAAGTGGTCTCATCTTCTTCTTGGACTTCCAGAAGGCTAGCAAGTCAACTGGTGGTCGTCTAGGTAACAAGGCTGGTGATTCCGTTTACGGTGGTGGCGTTGTCGGTCAGCAAATCACAGGTGGTGTTGATCTAACTGGCGTCAACAATGAGAAGTCACTTTACAGCTTAAACAACGGTTACTCTTCACCAGTTTCTGGTGGTGGTTGGGCGCTTGGTAAAATGTCTGCCAGAACCACTGGTCAAGCTGATCTAGTCGCTTCAGGCGCAATTGGTCCAGAAGGCTTCATTGCAATGGCTACCGCCGGTGCAGCAGCTTCAACCATCAACGACGATAAGGTTCGCGAGCTTCTAAGATATGACCCCGATATCGCTTCAGGTACAGGTGTTCTTATTCACAAGATCGTTGTTGATGACGCTGATGGTCTACCACAGTTAAACAGAGATAACCTCATCTCAATTGCATACCAGACTGATGCTAATGGTACACCACTAGCTCCTGCTAACGCCAATGGTGGCTTGCAGCAGCAGAGAAGATTGACAGCATTCCTTCAATCTGATACAGCAAGAACAGAGGTTTACACTGTTCTAACCACGACTGCCTCTATTCAGGCAGACAAGAATGGTGGCGCAGGCGATGTTCACATGAAGGACGCCGCAGAAAACTTTATCACAGCTATTACTCACTTGCAGTACGCTACTGCTGATAAGTTTGAAACTGGTCTAGGTACTCCTGGTTCAGTTGCTGGCGGTGCTAAGTGGCTCTTAGAGTCTGACGTATCAACCGTTAGTGGTGACTTTGAGGACGCTCTTACTGCAATCCCAGAGATTGACATCAAGGTAGACAGCGTTGCTGTTACAGCCGTAACCAAGAAGCTCCGTGCTAAGTGGTCACCAGAGTTAGGTCAAGACCTAAACGCTTACCACAACCTCGACGCCGAGGTAGAGCTAACTGGTATTCTTTCTGAGCAGGTCGCTCTAGAAATCGATCGTGAGATCCTAAACGACCTCGTAAAGAGAGCTACTGCTGGTACACTACACTGGTCACGTCAGCCCGGTAAATTCCTAAACCGTGAGTCAGGTGCTGCCTTAGAGGAAGCCTCTAGCTCAACTGGTTACCCAGAGTTTACTGGTACCGTTTCTGAGTGGTACGAGACTCTTATCGAGACCGTCAATGACGTCTCTGCTCGTATCCACAGAAAGACACTTCGCGGTGGCGCTAACTTTATCGTTTGCTCACCAGAAGTTGCTAACCTACTTGAGTTCACCGCTGGCTTCCGTGCCGCTGTAAGCGTTGACTCAAATGGTACCGCTGGTGCCGTTAACGTTGGTTCAATCTCCAAGAAGTTTGACGTTTACGTCGATCCTTACTTCATTCGCAACGTATTGCTCGTTGGTCGTAAGGGTAATAGCTTCCTAGAGAGCGGCTACGTTTACGCTCCATACGTCCCACTACAGGTCACACCAACCATCTTTGGTACCGAGGACTTTGCACCACGTAAGGGTGTCATGACTCGCTACGCCAAGCAGATGGTTCGTCCAGACATGTATGGTCTAGTAATTTGCCACGATTTGGTATAATTGCTAATGCGTAGTTAAGGGTTGCCCCTCATCCGTTTCGACGGGTGGGGGGTTTCTCTTTAATAAAACTATTTAGATAGTAGGAGATTAGATGAATGTCTGTACCAGTTTTAACACCGTCAAGTAATTCAAGCAAAGTCATTTTGCCAATTACAGGAACACCCGGCAATGTAAATGATAGTAGCAATCCATTACCATTTGGTTTTTATATGCAAGGACCAGATTTGGCAGCTTTTGCATCGGGTGCAGCAGATCAGGTTAGTTTTGTTTATAAAAAATTAGGTGGCGATGTTTTAGATATTGAATTAACAGAGTTTAATGTTTACGCAGCTTACGAAGAAGCAGTTTTAGAATATTCATACTTGGTAAACATCCACCAAGCAAAGAACTCATTAAACAACCTACTTGGCGCTACAACGGCTTCTTTTGATGAGGATGGACAGATTGTTGAGGGTGATCCTTTAAGTGGCTCTAACAGCGAAATGGCGCTTCCTAGATATACGTTTGATTATACAAGAAGAGTTGCAGAAGGAATTGCAGCAGAAGCAGGTGCCGGTGGTGGTTTGACTTACTACACCGCATCTTTTATTCCAACTGCAAGCGTGCAAGACTATGATCTACAAGAAATTGTAAGCACTGCTGTAACAGACGGTGACTTGACTTTAGATAGTGGCGATACAGTTGGAAATAATAAAATTATTATTCGCGATATGTACTACAAAACACCCAGGTCAATGTGGAGGTTTTTTGGATACTATGGCGGCTTAAATGTAATTGGCAACTTATCAACTTACGGACAGTATGCTGATGATTCATCTTTTGAGGTGATTCCAACTTGGCAAAATAAACTTCAGGCAATGATGTATGAAGATTCATTATATACAAGAGTATCTCACTTTTCATATGAAATTATTAACAACAAGTTAAGGCTTTTCCCAACACCAGGAGAGTTTGGTTCACCAGATAAATTTTACTTTAGATTTACTGTAAAGAAGGATGCGACAGAGGAATATCCAGACCGTCAAAATGGTAGTCGTGGTGTTAATAACATGAACAACCTACCATTCCAGAACATTCCATATGCATCAATTAACTCAATTGGTAAGCAGTGGATTCGTAGATTTGCTTTGGCACTTTGCAAAGAAATGCTTGGACAAATCAGAGGAAAGCTGGGTAATGTTGTTCCACTTCCAGGCGGTAATGTTTCACTTAATGCAACCTCTCTTTTATCAGAGGCAACAAAAGAGATGGGCGATTTAAGAACAGAACTCAAGACAGTATTGGACGAGTTAACTTATGAGAAGTTATTAACAAAAGACGCCAATATGACTAAAACAACTGCGGACACATTAAGCAAAGTTCCAGTTCCATTATTTGTAGGATAATAAAGAATGGCAGATGATAAATGGACAAGACCTGATGCACCGCCGC